CATCTTTTCCTCTCCAAATACTTCTTGCTATTTTTAAAAAAGTACTTGTAAAAGAGTTAAAAAACGTTTCAATATCTTCTAAAATACCATTTTCAAAACTAAAATGAAGTTGGTTGTAAAAATCTTTTATTTCATTTTCAGGCTGTACTTTTGGCTGTAAATTTGGCTGTAAATTTGGGGCTAAATTAGTTTTTTTTTTTACAGGAATTCCCAAATTTTCTTTTATCCATTCTTCCTCAACCTCGTAATTATCCAAAATGATTTTTAACATATTTTCAGAAACTACTTCACGTTTATTTTCTTTTTGCCAAGTCCATTGAAACTTGAATTTAGTATTTTCAAATTCAGTAAATCCCGCCATTATCAAACGTGGTAAAAGTTCTTCATTGACAATATTTTCAATGAAGAACATATCCGCTTCTTTTCTTTCTTCGGTGGGCGTTTTATCACTTTCTTGTTGGTTTACATACGTCGTTTTGCTTTGGTTATCGTCAGCAGGTTTCGTGTGTCCCATTACGCCTTTTGACATTTCAGTATTGGCTCTTTCAATCCTTGTATCAAAATTTTGATAAGCACTGTTGGCAGAACTTGGATAAATAATATCCAAAATTTCAGTAGTTTCAATGACTGCAATTCCGTTTGTTCCTAATTCTAACAATGCATTTTCTATCAAGGCTCTTTCGTCATCTGATTTGTCAGTTTTGGCAATCAAAAAAGGTTTACCAAATTTTTCGTTCAATGAATCGTGAGTATTTCCTGCAAATCTTTTAGAGATAGTCCAAGGAACGACTTTATTTAAAAGTCCCAAACCATAAGCACCTTGCACAGGAATATAATAAAGTGGATATTGTTCATAACTAACTCCTTTTGCGTCATAAAAATTGATAAATACTTCTTTTAGGTCAGGCACCACGTTGCGTCTTTCTATAAGATTTACATTTACTTTTTTATTTTCAATATCATAATCCATTTCCAACAAAGAAAATCCGTAAAAATGCGAATCAAGGCAATGATTAATAAAATCACTAAACCATTTTTGTTTTAAGTTTTTGGTAATATCTTTGTCAATTTTATCATTTTTGAACAAATAAAAAGGTTCTCCAATAACTTTATTTTTACGATTTTCGATTACGCCCGAAAGATGTAAATCAAGCATCGCCATATCGTACACATCTATTAGGCTGTGTCTTCTTGGTAAATATATATTTTCTGCCTCAGCCCAAGCCAATAACCATTTTTTAATCGTTTGTACGGTTCTGTCAAAAGGATATTGATTTAACTTCTCAAAATATTTAGGATTAACACTATACTTATTCATACTTAAAATTGCCAGTCCTGTGCTGGATTGCTACTGATTAAAAAACGTGGACTTTTGGTTTCAAACTCTGGTCTTTTGGGTAAGTCGGGGGTTAAATCACCTTTTGCGACAGACTTTAACCATTTCATCGAATCTTCGTAATTTGTTAGTCTTTGTTCGGGTATTTGAACGGGAGAAACACGCGAAAAAAGATTATATAGACTTAGATGAACATAACATCTTATAATACTTTTGTCTCTTGCCCCTGCGGTTTGTTCAAAAATATTTTCAACATCAAATTTATGCCTCAAATAATCCTCAATGATACTTTGAGCAGCTAACTCCGCTTGAATCCTAACGGCGTGGTTGTTGTCTATTACCTGCAAAAGATATTCAGACAATATCGTAAAATCGTAATCACTTTGTGTTAAAAACATACTCTACCAGCTTGTTAAGGTTCTTTGTGCGTCTTGTATTGCTATTTCTAAATCTCTCAATACGCTTGTCGCAGTATTAATTTTTTGGTTATAATATGCTTCTTTTAGAGCATTTTTAATTTTAAAACTATCCTCAAACATTTCCCAAAATGTTGTAACATCTTTGTTTTCCAAAGTTACTTTTATTACATCTATTTCTATTTGGGAATTATTTACTCCTTTTATTTCGCCTTCTACTTGTAATTCTTTATTACCTAAAACTACATTGGCGGTTATTTTAAAATTCATATTCATTATGTTTTAATATGGTTATTTCGGGTCTTTTACCTCTTGAAATAAAGACTTTGTATTCGTTTTTGAACGCTTCACAAATAAAATATCTTATTGCGTCTAAGTTATGTCCTCTTGGCTCGTACATTACGCCTGTTTGCTCATCTCTAATTCGTTTTTTTTCCATTCCACCATTTTCATCTTCTTTGCAATAAGTAAAATCTGCAATTGTTTCGACTGCTTCTTCATCTATCAAAAGTGATAAATTTTGGTCATTTTTTTCTAAAATACTATTTAGAAAATCTGCTGAATTAGAAACAGAAGGAGCAGCTTTGGCTACACATTTTCTTACTCTAAATTCTTGTTTTAATTTGCCTTCTAAAATATCAAAATCACTTTTCTTTTCTATTGTATTAGTATTTTTATTTGCGTGATTCCCCGCAGGGTCTCCGTACAAGTGTACCCTGCCAATATGGTTTTTATATTTTTTTATAATTTCATCTGCTAATGCAGGGCTTGAGTTTTTTGGATTTTTCAAACATATCTCTTCTATAAGATATATTTTTTTCAAACAATTCACTCCTTCTATAATCTGAAAAATATCACAAGTTATGTAAGGTACTGAGTTAAAATCAAACGTAAGATGTAAAACTTCCTCATTATTGTAAGATTTTTTTATATTTCCTACGTGTTTTTTTCTTTCAAAGTATTTCATAAATTCACCGCCAGCCTTTGAAAATGGGTCTCCAAAAATCAACATACCATGTAAATGCTTAGGTAAATTATTTTCTTGGTTTTGAATATAATTCGCAGGTATATTTTTTTTATTCAAATATGTAGATGAAATTACTACAAATTTGTTTTCAAAACTCTTTTTAAAATAATCAGGTGGAGAATAAATATATTTTTGTATCTCTCCATCAAATTTATCTAATCCAAAATATTCATTCAACCAGGGAACCTTTGCTGGAGATGTGAAAACATAAAAAGGGTTGAATGGTATACCTTTTTTGTCATCACAAACTTTACCATTATATACATAAATTCCTGATTGTCTTAAACGACCTACAATTACCTCAGTAATTGCCTCCTTTCTTGTGTCTTTCGTTTCGTCTAAAAGACACCACCCCACCTCTAATCCATCTAAAGCCTTATAATTTTCTAATGAACCAATAAAAATAACACTTCCCCACTCAAAACTAATGATATTATGATAATGCTCATAATTATGGTTTGATGTATCAAAATGAGGAGGAGGCGTACAACCTACTACATATTGACCTTTTTTATTACTTCTTGTCCATTCTGAAAGTCCAAAAAACTCTTTCCAACATTCTCGAATACGATACATTGTACTACGATTTAATTGGTCATTAGTATTAGCCGCAATCAATCCTTTTACTTTTGGAAATTTTGAAATAAAAACACTACTCAAACAACCCATTGTAAAAGTTTTACCACTACCTTGTCCTGCCAAAAATAAGTTTGCCTGTTGCGTACTTGCTACAATATCCATTTGAGGCTTACTCAATAGTATCTTCCTGCTCGTCGTCATCTTCAGTCGTAAAAATAATTGTAAAAGGTGTCTTTATACTTTCCCCGTTAGTTGTTATGTCCACCTCACGTCTTTCTGTCCAACCTCTATCTCTACCTTGTGTAGATAACCCAAATTTAATTAAATAAGAATCAGGTGGTACTTCCCAACCTATTACTTCTTCTTTACCTGTTTTTTTATTCTTCTCAATTTTTGGGATACCTCTCACTTTTAAATAAAATTGACTTTCTAAGAAATCGACCATACTTTCTCGTGCTTCTTTCAAAGCCAATTTTAATTCCTCATCTTCATTAACCCAATGCCAAACGGTGGTACGACTAACTTGCATAGCATTAGCTATGTGCGTCATATTGCCGTACTTCGCTTGAATTACTTTCAATAAGGTTTCTTTATCAAATTTTGGCATAATAGTATGTTCAATTTGTTATATCAAAGCATTTCTAATGTCATTTTGGTTTCCACCAAAGTATCATATTCAGACCTTGCTTGTTCACGTTTAGCAATAAACTCATTGGGCAAATCTGCGTCTGAAATATTAGTTTCATAACGTTTCATTTTTTCCATTTTCGCCCCTATTTGAGCAGATAAATATTTCATCGTCTTTTCTCTGAAAGTTAGTTTTTCACTTTCTGATATTGTAATTTTAGTTACATCTACGCTTTGTTCGTTCATATTCAACAACATTTTTAAGTTGATTTCTAAGTTTTTATTTTCTTCCATTGTACCAAATTTTGTTTTAATTAAAAGAGGTACAAATTTAATTTAATTTTCTTGCAATTCAAATTCAGCATTTTCAATTTCTTGTAATATTGGAAAATTATCTTTTATTTTTGATATATCTCCTTTATAAAAAACAAGCACGTTTTGGTGCGTTTTTACTACCTTTCTATTTTTCATTTGGTTAGCTGCACGCATTGCTCCATTGCCTGAAGGTTCAACTAAAAATAATTCATTGTAAAAATAAAATCCATTTTTACGAAATATTTTTTTAATATCATCAGGGAAACAATAATATGCTCCATTTTTATCTCTCACATCTCCAACAGTAATCACAGCAAAACGATTTTCTTTTAAACATTTAGAAGCCTTTGAAAAAGCATTATCCAATATTAAAATAAAATCTTCGTAAGTTTCTTGGTTGCTTGCATCATTTTCAAGGTCAGAGTACACCTCCAAATCAAAATAAGGAGGGCAAGAAAAAAGCAAATCTTGTGAGTTTTCAGGGATATGTTTTAACACATTTTGTCCGTCATCACAAATATATTTACCTTCAAATTCTTTTACTCTTTCTTGGTTAAGTTTGGCTTGTTCTTCTCTTATTTCAATGCCTGTAAGTTCTATCTTAACATTCTCAGCGTTTGCATCATACCCATTTTTTACTAATTCAAAAACAGCCGTAATGCGGTCTGTAATTAAATCACGACCTATTAGACGAAATGTATTGACATCAAAACGCCAATTAAGTATATTTTCATTCATTACTAAATTTTGTTAGATGTTTTTTGATACTTTGAGCAATGGCACGCCCTAAATTGACAGGCACAGCATTGCCTATTTGCCTTGCTATTGTTGATATTGGCAACTGATTTTCAGTACCTATGAAATCGTAGTCAGGAGGAAAAGATTGAAAAATTGATGCTTCTCTCAAAGAAATTGCCCTATCTTGTTCAGGATGCCCAAAGCGACCATTACCCAAACCTATACAATAAGTAGTCATAGTGGGGCTCACATCATCCCATTTCATTCTTCCATAAACGCTTCCAAAAGTTTTGCCGCCCTCTTTTTTATGACAATCTAAAATAAGTTCTTCTGGCCATTCTTTCCAAGACCCGCCTTCTTTTGTTGCAATAATCCTTTTTTTATTTATTTCAGATAATTTTCTTGCCCTGTGTAAAGCATCTGTTGAGCAAATTTCTCCATCACTAATTTTTGGTAAATTCGATATTGCTTCTCTCACATTTGAAAAAAATGTAAGCCCTGATTTTTTAAATTCATCAGGAGTTATTAGGTTTATTTTACCTTTTTTTGAAGCCAATAAAACTATTCTTTTACGCCTTTGAGGAACTCCATAATCTTTTGCATTTACTATTTCACAATAAATATTATCTCCGTAAATTTCCCTCAAATTATTTTTAAAAATCTCAAATGTCTTACCCCCCTCATGGTTCATTAGATTAGGTACATTTTCCATTGAAACTATATCTGGTTGAATTTCATTGATAATTTTAGCAAAACGGCTAAGTAACTTATGCCTACCGCTTTGGTTTTTGTTGTTATATATTGAAAAATCCTGACAGGGTGCACATCCAACTAATATTTTTATATTATTTTTAGTAAATTCGTTGTCAATACTAAAGGAATCTAATTTATTTAAATCCGCACATATAAACTTAGAATTATTATTTTTTTCAAAAGCATATTTACAAGAAATATCAGAGTCTATCCCTGCTACCACGTTAAATCCTTCCAATATAAATCCATGTGTTAATCCTCCAACCCCGCAAAAAACATCAACAACAGAAAAGTTAGTGTTATTCATATTAGAACTATTTTTTTTACTTATAATGAGTAATTTTTTTTTATAAAATGTAGTGCAAAGTTACAATTTTTTTTGTAAAATGTAGTGCAAAGTTACAATTTTTTTTTGTAAATATTATTTTATTTTTAACCTATTTATCATTTTAATTTATCACTAAAATCCCCACCCAAAATACTTTAATATCCCTACTAAAATAGCAGCACCAAATACGACCCCTCAAAAATATAATTGCCCAGCGATTATTTTCAAGAAAATCAAATAAAATTTGATGCCTGCCATAATATTTTTTTATTCATTAATTAAAAATTTTATTCTATTACTTATCCGATTTCAAAGCAATGTACGTTTCGACTGTCGTTCTTAATTGCTCTG